TAAATATTCGTATGGTATCTTAATTGCCAATATAACATCATATTCAAGGAGATAATAAAATGGCATTTCAAATCTCTCCAGGCGTAAATTATTCTGAGGTTGACTTAACAACAGTCGTTCCTTCAGTATTAACTACGGCCGGTGCATTCGCTGGAACATTTAAATGGGGACCAGCACAAAAAAGAATTCAAGTAGATAGTGAAATTACTTTAAATAATGTATTTGGTGAACCAGATACAAACACAGCAACATCATTTTTTACTGCATCTTCATTTTTAGCTTATGGAAATAATCTTTCTGTTGTTCGTGCTGTTGGTATAAATTCCAAAAATGCTCGTGCAAACACTTCAGGTACAACACTACAAATCGCTAATGAAGATGTATTTCAAGCAGCATATTTAACTGGTACGGCCGGTTCATCTATTGGTCCAGTCATTGCTAGATATCCAGGTGCTTTAGGAAATTCACTTATTGTAGCTACAATTGATTCTGGTGGAACATTTGCCACATGGAACGTTGGTGGTGTCGCATTATCTTCTTATTTTAATGGTGCTCCTGGTACATCAGCACAAGCTGCTGCAGCTGGCGCAACAAACGATGAAATGCACCTTATTGTTTATGATGGTGGTGGAGCATTTACTGGTGTTAAAAATCAAGTATTAGAAGTGTTTCCATATCTTTCAAAAGGTTTAGATGCTACCGATTCTTTAGGTAATTCGAATTACTACAAAAATGTAATTTACAACAACTCAAAATACATCTATGCGGTTGATGTATTAACTACTGCTCCAGAATATGCTACTTTTGGTAAGCCTTTAGCAAATACAAATTACTATGTAAGTGGTAGTTTAAATTATCAGTTACAAGGTGGTACTGATGATGTTCCTTCTACAGCAAATACACAATCAGCATATAGTTTATTTGCTAATGCTGATGAAATTAATGTTTCTTTAGTAATTACTGGCGATGCTCCTATATCCACTCAACAGTATGTAATTGATAATATTGCCAATTCTCGTAAAGATTGTTTAGCATTTATTTCACCTCCTTCAGCAAACGTTATTAATCAAGCTGGTAATGAAACAACAAATATTACGGCATGGAATACAGCGCTGGCTCGTTCAACATCATATGCTGTTGCTGATTCTGGTTGGAAATATATGTTTGACAAATACAACAACACATATCGTTGGATACCATTAAACGGTGATATTGCTGGTCTATGTGTATACACAGATTCGGTTCGTGATCCATGGTTTTCACCCGCTGGTTTCAATCGTGGCAATTTGAAGAATGTTGTTAAGTTAGCATGGAATCCAACCAAGACAAATAGAGATACTTTGTATGCTCAAGGTGTTAATCCAGTTGGTACTTTTCCAGGTAACGGTACAGTATTATACGGTGACAAAACTTTACAAACTAAACCTTCTGCTTTTGACCGTATCAATGTTCGTAGATTGTTTATCATCCTTGAGAAAGCAATCTCACAAGCGGCTAAGTATTCATTGTTTGAATTTAATGATGAAACAACAAGAGCACAGTTTGTTGGTTTGGTAACTCCATTCCTCAGAGATATTCAGGGTCGCCGTGGTATCTATGACTACCGTGTTGTTTGTGATACTACAAATAATACCTCACAGGTCATTGATTCTAACCAATTTGTTGGCGATATTTACATTAAACCTGCTCGTTCAATTAATTTCATTCAGTTGAACTTTGTTGCCGTCAGAACTGGTGTCGATTTTACAGAAGTCGTTGGTAGATTCTAATAAATAACCACGATAATAGGAGAAAACAATGGCATTCAACGTAGCAGAATTTAGAGCGAATATGATTGGTGACGGTGCTCGTCCCAATTTGTTTCAAGTAACTTTAAACTTCCCAACAATCGCAGAAAATGGTGTAGCTGCCGGACAAAAAGCCACTTTTATGGCCAAGTCAGCACAGTTACCTGGTTCAACAATTGGTACAGTACCAGTCTTTTACTTTGGTCGTGAACTAAAGTTTGCTGGTAATCGTTCCTTCACAGATTGGACACTACAAATTATTAACGATGAAGATTTCACAATTCGTAGCGCAATTGAATCGTGGATGAACGGAATTAATAGTCACGGTGGTAATGTCCGTAATGCTGGCGCTAAATCACCTACAGGTTATACGGTAGATGCTGAAGTAACTCAGTATGGAAAAACTGGCGACACATTGAAGAAATATAAGTTTGTTGGAATGTATCCACTTGATTTGGCACCAATTGATTTAGATTGGTCATCAAATGACACTATTGAAGAATATAGCGTAACATTCGCATATCAATGGTGGGAAACAGATACAACAACTTAATCTATATAATTATACGGAGAGGACTACGGTTCTCTCCATCATGCTTTTTTGAATTGGAATAAAATACTATGGCAAACAAATTCTCCCTTTTCGGTTTCACGATTGCTCGAGACAAGCAGGAAGATTCTGCGGAAGTCCAGCAATCTTTCTCAGCACCAGCCAACGAGGATGGTGCTCTTACTATTACCTCTGCCGCTTATTATGGAACTTATGTTGACCTTGACGGCACCGCTAAAAATGATGTAGAACTTATCTCACGTTATCGTGAAATGGCTATGCAGCCCGAAATCGAATCAGCAATTGATGATATTGTTGGTGAAGCCATCTGTCAAGATGATGATGGTAAAATTATTGAAATTGTATTGGACGATTTAAAACAACCAGAAAAAATTAAAAAATCTATTAAAGCCGAGTTTGAAACGGTAATGCGTTTACTCAACTATAAAAACATGGCACAAGATATCTTTCGTAGGTACTACATTGATGGTAGAATGTATTATCATGTTATTGTGGATCAAACAAAGCCGATGGAAGGAATTAAAGAATTACGGTATGTAGATCCTCGTAAGTTGCGTAAAGTTCGTGAAATGAAAAAAACGAAAGATGAGCGTACTGGTGTGGAAATAATGAAAGTCGTTAACGAATATTACCTTTTTAACGATAAAGTTACCACAGGTAGTTCATCTAATTTTGGTCCAGTAGGTGTACGAATCACAACAGATTCTATTCTTGCTTGTGTTTCTGGCCTTATGGATTCACGCCGTGCAGTCATACTTAGTTATCTACATAAAGCAATCAAGCCTTTGAATCAATTAAGAATGATTGAAGATGCTACTGTTATCTATCGTATTAGTCGTGCTCCTGAGCGCCGTATTTTTTATATTGATGTGGGTAATTTGCCAAAATTAAAGGCAGAACAATACCTTCGAGACATCATGGTAAAGTACAAAAACAAACTTGTCTACGATGCCAACACCGGTGAAGTCCGTGATGACCGGAAATTTTTATCTATGATGGAAGATTTTTGGTTGCCACGCCGTGAAGGTGGAAAAGGTACAGAGATTACTACTTTACCTGGTGGCCAAAACCTAGGTGAGTTGGAAGATGTTAAATATTTTGAAAAGAAACTATACAAAGCCTTGAATGTTCCTGTATCTCGTTTGAATCCAGAAACATCAGGTTTTTCTTTAGGTAGAAGTACAGAAATTACCCGTGATGAAGTTAAATTTGCCAAGTTTGTTGAGAGATTAAGAAACAAATTTGCTGACCTATTTGAGCAGGCTCTCCGTATACAATGTGTACTTAAAGGTATTTGTACTGATCAAGAGTGGGAAGAATTTAAGAACTACATACACTTTGACTTTATTAAAGATAATAACTTTACAGAGTTAAAAGATGCCGAATTAATGAAAGAAAGATTATCTTTGTTGGGCGCTGTTGATCCATACACAGGTCGTTATTTTTCTCAAGCCTGGATTCAAAGAACTGTATTACGTTTAAATGACGATGACATCAAATTAATGCAAGTTGAAATAGAAAAAGAAAAAGAAGAAGGCCTTGGATTGCCAGTTGGCGTTATGAATGACGTAGCACAACAACAGCTGATGACACAAGTACCACAACAACCTATGAATCCGGTCGATCAAGAACATGAAGTTTCTATGGCACAACAAGCAAAAAAAGACAACGTTAAAAAAGAAGAAGTGGTCGATCCTACTAAAGACCTAACTATATCCATGACAAAATTTTTTGATACTTTAGTTGAAGATAATAATGAGCAAAGAGAATAATCTTCTTGAAAATTCTGTAATATTAGCAACTTCAATAGCATTTACCAAAAAAGAAGTTGCCAAACTTAAAGAAGAAATCACCGAACTTAAAAGTTCTCCTTCAGAAATCATTGTAGAAAGATATGAAGGCTCACAAGGTCCGGTTGGGCCTATAGGAGCACAAGGTAAAACTGGAGAAACCGGTGATCGTGGAGAAACTGGTATACAAGGAATTCCTGGTGCACAAGGAAAGATTGGAGAAAAAGGTGAAAAAGGTGAGCGTGGAGAACAAGGTGTAGCAGGAGAAAAGGGTGAACCAGGAGTCCAAGGTGTCAATGGTCAACGAGGAGAAAAAGGCGACCAAGGCGTTCCTGGCCAAAACGGCCAAAATGGTATTGATGGTAAAAACGGCATCAACGGCACCAACGGAAAAGATGGTCGTGACGGAGTTGATGGTAAAGATGGAATTGCTGGCCAAAATGGCCGTGATGGTATTGATGGTAAAAACGGCATCAACGGCACCAACGGAAAAGATGGTCGTGACGGAGTTGATGGTAAAGATGGAGAAAAAGGTGAAAAGGGCGATCAAGGAGAAAAAGGAGAAAAAGGAGATCCTGGTAAAGATGCAGACATTTCTCCATTACAAGAAAAGTTTTCTACCTTGCAACAAGGTATTGAAAAAGATTTAAATAATTACAAACAAAAAATTAATTCTGTAGTCTCATCAGGAAAATTTGGTGGCGATATTGGTGGTTCAGGATCATATTGGCTAAATGATTTAGGTGATACCAATAAAACAAGTATTAAAAATGCT